ATTTGGCATTGGTACTGCCTTAACACCTGATAGATCAGGCATACCAGGTATCTTAGGTGCCTTTCTTGGTGCCTTCGTTCTTAGATCTGGCATTGGTACTGCCTTAACACCTGATAGATCAGGCATACCAGGTATCTTAGGTGCCTTTCTTGGTGCCTTCGTACTTAGATCTGGCATTGGTACTGCCTTAACACCTTTAAGTGCATCCCTAGGATCGATTTCGTTTTCTTCCAAAAACGCTTGATAACTTCTGTAAAGTTTATCTTCTACATCCTCCATTGTATTTTCTTCTTCAATTTCAGTTGGCTCTTGCTGCATTGGATTATCGCCACCTGCTGCGGCTGCGTATGCTGTTTTAGGACCGTTAAGTCCACCGCTTAAACCAATCATTTGATCTTCTGCATCCTGATACTGTTCGTCAGGTTCGTTAGCATACTCTTCAATACGTTCTGCATAGTCACTATAACCTGCAAGTTGCATGATGTCTGCAAGTTCTTGGACAGGAATTTCTACCATTGCTTCTTCAACTTCTTCCTCTGCAACTTCTTCTTCTTTTTTGAAATTTTTTCTAGGCAATTTTGCTATACCACTGTCGGCTGGTCCGCCTATCATAAGGTCGTATAAGTCATGATCCATATATCTGTCTTCGCGTTCTTTTTCTTCTTTGTCACTGCGTTCTTCGACTGCTTCTTCTTCAACTTCTTCTTCTGAAATATCATCATGAGGAATAACATTTCCATCTTCATCTTTTTCGTGATGTTCTTCGGTTGCAATTTCTTCTTGCTGAACGTCTTGTTCAGCGAGTTCCGCTGCGATACTGTCTAGTTTATTTCTTAGTTCAGCAATATCCATTACTTTTCTCCTATAAGTTTTTAAGTCTTTTATATATTTCTGCTCTTTGAGCAGCATTTCTTGCTACTGCTGTATCTATGTCTGCCGCTTTCTGAGCATCAGATCTAGCCGCAAGTGTTGGATCAGCGTCCATCTTTCTTGCTAAATCCATAACACTTGTAGATCCTTTAGCCAAAGCATCTTGCCTAGATAAACTAGGCTCTGGGTTAGATGTTGCAATATCATACATCTTAGTACCTTTTATATAGTCCCCAATTTGTTTAAACAAACTTTTGCCACGTTCTTTCTTAGGCGGTTGTTTTACGCTACTAGGATCTAGTTTGTAATCTCTGCCGCGTAAAAATGCATACTTGTTAAGCATATCATCAGTGTCATCGCCTGCATCTTTTTTATTTGTTGAAATATTAAAATCGCCTGGCTCATCTCCTGGCTCTATTGTAGGTACTTGTGGTAACTTAGTTGTTGGATCATCTAATTTACCTGACTTCTTAGATACTTGCGGCAACTTGGTTGTTGGATCATCTAATTTACCTGACTTAGCAGGCACTTGCGGTAACTTAGTTGTTGGATCATCTAATTTACCTGATTTAGGTTGTCCAATTTTTTTAAGTCTAAAGTCCTGTGCAATGCCACTTAGCGTATCGCCACTTTTTACAGTGTAACTTCCACCGCCTGGCAGTGTTATCTTTTGACCAGGAAAAATCTTATTAGGATCTTTAATACCGCTTAGTTTAGCAAGTGTATTATAAGTGACACGCTCATCTAATTCTTCGCTTTCGGGTATATCTGTGATTGCAAAATCTGTAGCAGTATACCTGTCAGGTGTCATATCTTTTATGCCTGCCTTCATCATTGCATAAGAAAATAAATCATCATCGTCTTTAATGCCCATCGCAGCAAGTCTTGCAGCACCTTTTTCAGTTTTCATCATTTTATTTGCGGTTGCAGCAATCTTTTCCATGTCAACGCCAGCGGCTGAAAGTGCATCAATATTCTTTTGATATGCTGCATTGTATTCGTCCCTGGTTGCATATCCATCTGCTTTGCTTTGAGCTCTTTGTTGTTTTGCAAAATCTGCAACATCCTTGTACATGTCTGCTTTTGTTGGAGGCGATGCCTTGCCTGTTGTTGCTTGTCTTACTGCAGCAACATCTGCTTTTGCTGCTGCTCGCATTGCGTCACGTTCTTGCTGTGTAATTTCATTTAGTGCATTAATTGCTTTATATAAATCATTCATTTTGGGCCTGGATCCTTCATCATACTTACTGTTGATGGACTTTCTGTTTTTGGTCCGCTATAATCTAATTTGTCTGAAAATACTGCAGCATATTCCATTTTACGACTTTCAATAGCCTTAAGCATATTCTCATTATATTCGTCTCCAAAACTAGACTTACTGTTATCTGCATCTTTGTAATCTGTTTCTAAAACTGACTCATATTCTTCTTCTTTTAGTGCTTCTTCACGAGCCATCTCTTCTGGATGATCCTGATTAATCACTACCAAGTGACTTGCTGGAACTCCAACTGTTTGTGAAATGTATTCATAAAGTTGATGTGCAGTAACAGGATAAGTTAATTCTGCATCCATAATAAACACTTCTGCATTTTGCAATGTTTGAAAATCCATTGGATGTTCTTGTATAGGAGTTTTCTTTGGCTTACTAATGCTTTTCATTTCATACTTTTGTAAAGCAGATTCTAGTGCATCCATTGTTTCGTCACTGAGATTTTCAGCCATTTTGATACGAAACTTATAGGTTTGTTCATTCTCAACGAGGTAACTCTTAAAACTTTTCATTGCTGTATTCCTTAATGTAATAGTGTATTTATTACTTTTGTTCAGTATTTCTACCTAAAATTTCCATAAGTAGTTGATTACGGTCTACAGATTGCCCTTGTCCATCTTCAACTTCTTCACCATTGGCTTTTGCTTCCTTAGCAAGTCTAGCATCTAATGTTGCTTTTTTAATTTGTAAATCAACCATGCGTAACTTTTTATTAATCTTTGCACTCTTTGCACTAAGGGCTGTGTCCAGCATACGACTTGCATTACTAAATATTTCACCACTGAATCTACTATCAACATTCATGCCTAGGTCCATTAAGTCTTTAAATGTATCTTGTGCAAGCAAAGCAATGTCGTCCATTTCTTTATCACTGGTATCAAGTTCACGCACACTGGGCAATGCTGCATCAATTTTATCAACGTTTGTTAATGCTGTTTGTAGTTGTGGTATATCATCTGCTGTTACTGCCTCTACTACAACTGTGTTTTCTTCTGCTGTAATATCAAGTTCATCTGCAGGTTCTATATTGAAAAGTTCTTCTAGTTTTTTTGTCATACTAATAGTTATCCTTAGCGTTTACCGTTGTGGAAAATATCATCTTCTGTGACTACTCTAAAGCGTAAACCTTTGTGCTTTGCCCACTTTGCAGCCGCTTCCCACTTTGCGTGGTTAATAGCAATGGCAAGTTTTTCTTTTTCTCTAGTCTTTTCGGTAAGCATAGTTTGTGATTTTGGCTTAATCTCAATAAGTTCAGCATGCTTGTTGCCACGCTTGTCCTGATATACTACAACAAAATCAGGCACATACACTGTGCCTTTTCCTGTTAGAGGATTACGATAGGGTATTTGTATACCTTCACTTGCCCAACTTATTACACTAGGATTATTGTCACAGAAGCGCATAAAGGCGTGTTCCCATCCACTGCGATATCGAGGTGCTTTGGTTCCACTGTATTTTTCTGTATTTGTGATGCTGTATACGCCGTTAGCATATTTGTTACGACTAAACATTTATGCCACCACTTGGCGGGCTATATTCTCATTTGGACTTATTTCTTGTTCATACCCAAGTAGACTAGTTGTTCTTCTACTTAAATTAAGAAAGGTTGGGATTGCACTTTTTAAATCGCCTGTTTTTTCAAACTCGTTAATAATATCAACTATGTGTATATTAAGTTCGTTTGCTGCTTGAATAACTGCTGCAGTAAGTGCTGCCGCTGCATCTTCATTAGCAGTACGATTAACAAAGAAACTTTTTGCAACTTCATATTCATTTTGATTCATGCTAATAGGCGCACTAAAATAATTTACAAAATAATCTTGTACACGCTGATCAAAATTATCTGCAGGATCTGTTAGTGGTAAATTACTTACTTGTGACATTAAAATTTAGCCCCATTTAATCTACGAATTGCTTGGTTAGCATCACTTATACGATTTGGATTACTTATTGTGCCGTCTTTTCTAGGTCGTTTTGTTGCATTACCAATATCGTTTTGTGTAGTGTCGTTTGGTGAACCAAAATTACGTCCTATGGATTTGCCGCCACTGGATATAATATTAGCAAAACCAGTGCCTGTAAAGTCTCCCTGTTCATTGACTCCTAGTAACTTTCCAAGATATTCACCTCCAACTTTTTCAACAACGCCAGTCACTGGTACCAGTATGTTACTAGTAAGTTTTTTACCAGTTAGTAAGTTATTAGCAAAAATTGATATAGTATCTGTCAAAACATTACCTGTGTTAAATCTTTCTTCATTGTATATTATTTCTGCATCTTTGATGACACCAATTACATTACCATTAAACAAGTCATTGGCTTCCTGACCTGCAACACTTCTAGTTTGTCCTCCTATAAACGCTTCTGTTTGTGGATTACCTTCTGTAAGATCGCTTACTTCTACATCATAGTGTATATCAGCAAAGCCGCGCGGAGTAATATCATTTACAAATCCAGTTGCATATTTGACAGTTTCATATGCTAATTGCATAATGTGTTCCATAGGACTACTGTTTGCATATGCATGACTATCATGGTTAAATGCAGTAATCATAGGATTTACAAGAGTGTACTCAGCAAACTTATGATTGTGCATACTGTATATTTTTATATTTTTAAAGAAACGTTTATTGCCTCGCTGAAGTCCCCACTGTTGTTGCACACGATTACTGTATTTGTCATATGGTGTATAGGCATTGCTGTCTAAACTATAAGTTGGGTCAGCATTGTAGAAAATGTAGTACTTGTGCCACATGTTTCTAATTAATTCTTTAACATCATCATGGAATCGTATACTTACAGGATTGTAGGATATAGCATGATGACTTTGTACTTTTCTATTGTACTGGTTATGTGTTTGTACATCAATACTATATGTAGGAAGGTCTACGCTCTTAACAAGTATAGGTATTTCTAGTTGATCAATTGTGTTAAAAAGTGTTGCTGCTTCTGCGGTAAATTCAAATACCACATGAAACAGATGACCATGACGTGGTTGTAATTCAAAGTTATTGTCAACAAAAGTACGTGACGCATGTTTGTAGTCACGCATTGTTTCGCCTGAGGTGAAAGGTGATAGTGAATTATTTACACTAGCCATGGAAAACTCCTATTAGCCAGTAATAGTTTGACCTAGTGTTCTCGCTACACTTGAACCAACGCCATCACCTAGCGGTGTTTGAACAGCGTTATCAAATCTAATAGTCATTGCAACTGTTGCTGCTTCCTGACTTGCATAGTTTAAATCACCATAGTTGATGTTTTGAATAAAGCAACCGTATAGTTCCCAGGTTTCAAGCACACTTGGTGCATTTGCACCGTTGCCACCGTCTAGTACTTCAAACCGTGTAATGAACTTGTAGTCGATACCTGAACTAGCACTGCTTTGCTCCATCATATCAAACTGTTTCTGTACTTGCTCTCCGCATAACTTAGTTACGCCTCCATTAACATCGTCACGTAGATTAACTGTAATTGTATCCCATTGATGTTTGCCAATCAAATACACTCTACTGTTGTAAACAGGAATCTCAAATTCTTCGAATGTTACACTGGGGCGTGTAATATCCATAACCTGTTTGGTCATTTCAGTACGTGGACTACTTATACCAAAGTTCTCAAATGATGCACGGAAGCGGTATTTAAGTTTTGGCATAAGCAAGCCTTGA